CTGAAGACAACTACGAGATAGACGAAACACTTGGACTTCTAGATAAATAAAAACATCTTGACAGACTAGGTTCAACGTGGTATAATTATATTAATGAATAAATTGAGGTTAAAATATGTTTAAACATACACCAGTAGATATCGCTGAGGTATCAACTAAAAATGCAGGGGGAAAGCGTTTCTATGATACGCCCACTGGATTTTATCCATCCATCACAACAGTGTTGGGTGTTCGTAAAGATAAGGCAAAAGGACTTGCTGATTGGCGAAAACGTGTAGGCAATGATGTTGCAAATCATATCATGCGTACTGCTGCCGCTCGAGGAACTGCTGTTCATACTATGTGTGAAGACTTCCTTAACAACAAGGAAGTTTTGAAGGAACAGTTCGCATTCTTGCCGTGGTGTTTGTTTTCACAACTTAAACCATGTCTTGTTAAACGCATAGATAATATCTACGCACAAGAAGCTGGACTGTGGAGTGAGAAGTATCGTGTTGCAGGTCGAGTAGACTGTATTGCTGAGTGGAACGGAGTTCCCTCAATTATTGACTTTAAGACTTCTAAGTCAGAACGCAAGGATGATTGGAACTTAGAATACTATATACAATGTGCTGCTTATGCAGAGATGTTTGAAGAACGTACTGGTATTGCAATCACTCAGATTGTTGTTCTAGTTGTTACTGAAGATGGACTTGTTCAAGAGTTTGTAAAAGAAAAGACTGAGTATCTGCCTCTTCTTATTGAAACCATTGATGAGTTCACAGCTCAATGGGAGAAAGAAAATGAGGCTAATAACAAAGTGCAGACTGACGTTATTGATAATGGTGTTGGGATCAATTCTGCTGGTATTGCCGGCTAAGTCTTATGCTGTACCAAAATGGATAAATAAACCTGTCTTTTGTGGTACATCAAAAGAAGTTATTGATATAACCAAGAAGTTTAGAGAGATACCTCTATTCTCATTTTCTGGAATGGCTAGAGGTACTACTGGGCAACCTTTTCCAGTAAGAATAGTGGTTGCATTTAACGATAGTACCAAGACTTGGTCACTAGTAGAGTTTGCAGTTGAACGAGCTAATGAAGCATGTATCATAGGTTCTGGAAAAGGCATAAATAAACTTCTTGACATTAAGAGTGCTATCTGATATAATGGTTACATAAATAAATAAAACACTTTCAGCGGATATTGTGTAATGGTAAGACCTTTGGTTTCCAACCAAAAGACAGAAGTTCGATTCTTCTTATCCGCTCCAATTTCACCGACAAGGGATTAACCTCTTGTTATTTTTTAACCTCATAAGAGGAGTTATATAATGAACCTAGAAGAACTAGTGGTGATGACACCAAAGAAGTTTGCTCTAAAGATTGAACGCATAGTTAATACCGCAGACGATATATCGTATATGGATGCTATATTAGACTACTGTGAAAAGAACAGTATGGAACCCGATTCTATTGGGCCTCTTATCTCAAAACCCCTCAAAGAAAAAATAGAAGCTGATGCAAGGAAACTAAACTTCTTGCCAAGATTGGCAACACTACCAATTTAAGGACTAGTCCTATGGATGGATGGCAATCATACCAGATATATCTTGGTTTGAAATTACATTTCACCAGCAACTATGACTATACAAGATATGGTGGAAAGACCTCTGCAACCAAGGCTTCGTTCTTACAACGCAGAGATAGGTATTTCTTCGCAAGAGTTGCAAAAAAATATGGGGAGAAGACACAGGAGTATTATCTCTCTAACTTTATAAAGTCGCCCAAGGGATGGATAGGTGACTTTAGTGAAGACAATTATATGGAATGGTCTAAGAACAGACAATCATTGACATATAACTTTTTACAGGATATGCATTTTGTATTTGACCAAGTTCAAAGTTTTGATGAAGTATTCTCTTTACAGAACGGCAAACATCCTGTACTACTAAAGAACATGCTTGCAAAGCGTGTATCAGTAGAGTCAGTAGTAATCTTACAAGGGTTACTGAATTTTGTTAAAAGGTTTGATGAAGGATTGAAAGATGATTTAATATGGCCCGACAACAGACGATTAATCGTCAAATACGCTGCATTCCTCTCTTATGATAAGGAGAAGTGCAAAACCAAACTACTTAAATTAGTTAAGGAGACATTCTAATGGACATGGCACTAAGCACTCCAACGAATGAAGTTATTAGAGAACGAGATTTCTATCGTTCTAAGTTAGAACAAGCAAAGGGACGAATTAAGACTTTAGAGTTTGATTTGTCAGAATTACAAAAACAAGATACGCTTCTCAGAAAGCAACTCAGAGAGAATCAAGGTAGACCCATGAATGGTAATCGCCCAAAGTATCGTAAACCATCATAATGAGGAACTAAATGTCTAGTCAGATGAAGAAAATGGTAACATCAACACGATTGATTAGTTACAGTCAACCATCAGAATTTGATGGTATTGAGGGTTTAGAAGATGTGCAAGACTTAATTGCATATTGTGCTAAAGTCAGTAATCCATCTGCACAAGTTAAAGCAGAAACCAGTGAGCGTTTGATTAGGTATTTGGTTAAACATAAACACTGGAGTCCGTTAGAAATGGCTAGTGCATGTATTGAAATTAATACTACTAGGGACATTGCTCATCAGATAGTTCGCCACCGAAGTTTTGCATTCCAAGAGTTTTCTCAAAGATATGCAGAACCTTCGGAGATGGAGAATTCTATGGTTACAAGAGAGTGTCGTCTACAGGATGCTACTAATAGACAAAACTCTGTTGACACTGACGATAGTGAATTGAAAAAGGAATGGGAACTGCATCAAAATCTTGTCATTCGTCAATCTAAGATTGCATATGACTGGGCTATTGAAAATGGTATAGCCAAAGAACAAGCTCGTGTGGTATTACCAGAAGGTTGTACTAGGACACGATTGTACATGAATGGTTCCTTACGATCATGGATTCATTACATTGAATTGCGTGGTTCTAATGGGACTCAAAAAGAACATATGGAAGTTGCACAATGTTGTGCATTAGAGATTGCTAAAATCTTTCCACTAATGGAGAAGTTATAATGTATAAATTTACACACTCAGCCGATGTCAATATGGGTATCGACAAAATAGAATTCACACTTCATACGGATTCTAGTTTAACTGAAATGTGTCATGGGTTTGAGAACTTTCTTAGAGCTAACGGATACGTTTTCGATGGAAGTGTGTTAATCTCAGAAACCGATGAACATTCACATGAAGTATCAGAGTCATGGCAACAAATTCTAGGACGTAATGGAGAGACAATTGAAGACGAAATATTAGAACGTCTTAACGATGTAACTCCATCCGAATGGGATGCGGCAAATGCCTCATATGCGGCAAGTGTCGAAATACGGGCAAAACAAGAAGAATTATTTTGATTTTTCTCTTGACAAAACCCTAAAAATACAGTATAATAAATACTGTTGAATAAGAAAATAAAACTTATTCCATTTACATTATGTATCAGGTGATATACTTAAACATACGACAATATACGGAGAATACCATATGTCAATTTCAGCACTAAGAAACCAGAACAGTCTGGATAAACTTTTACAACAAGTCCAAAAGGACGAATCCCCACAGAAAGACTCTAAATCCTATGTCGATGAACGACTGTGGAAACCACAGGTGGACAAGGTAGGTAATGGGTACGCAGTACTTCGATTCTTACCAGCACCAGAAGGTGAGGAGTTACCTTGGGTTCGTGTTTGGAACCATGCGTTTCAAGGCCCTACTGGACAATGGTTTATTGAGAATTCCTTAACCACCCTAAATCAGAAAGACCCTGTGAGTGAGTACAACTCAGCACTGTGGAACTCTGGTGTAGAGAGTGATAAAGAGATTGCTCGTAAACAGAAACGCAAACTACAATACTTTTCAAACGTATATGTGGTAAGTGACCCAACTAATCCTCAAAATGAGGGTAAGGTGATGCTTTACCGCTTTGGTAAGAAAATCTTTGATAAGTTGATGGAGTCAATGCAACCAGAATTTCCTGATGAGTTGCCAGTCAACCCATTTGACTTCTGGGAAGGTGCTAACTTCATGTTGAAGATTCGTAAGGTAGATGGCTACTGGAACTACGATAAGTCTGATTTCACTGCCAAGTCTGCACTCAAGGATACTGATGATGAATTAGAGACAATCTATAAGTCACAGCATTCACTTGCAGAATACCTTGCACCATCAAACTTCAAATCATATGAAGAGTTGAAGACCCGTCTTGATACAGTTCTTACTGGTACAGTAAATACCGCTAAGACTGCCGCAGACAGGATTATGGAAGACGAAGGTACTACTGACTTCACACCTCAGTTTAAATCTGAGTCAGCGCCAGAACCTGTACAGGGTATCGCAGCTGCTTCTAATGAAGATGATGATGCAATGTCATACTTTGAGAAGTTAGCCAACGAATAGTACTAACAGTACTAAATAGGTAGAGACTCCCACTCTTTTCCGTGGGGGTTTCAAGAGGGACAGGGGTAAAACTCTGTCCCTTTTTTTGTATCCAGAACATTTCCAACGTGTATAAATACTGTAAAGAAGAGATTAACTGTTATAAATAGTATTACGGAGGCGATCATGGATTTTTTATCGTTCATTGGAGATGTTGGAGCACCGATAGCAGGAGCGCTTGCAGCAGGGTATTTTGTATTTCTTACAATAAGATTCATATTGGCAGGGGTTACTGGTAGTGTGACAACTATAAAGAATATAATAGGGCAACTAGATAATCGGGTTCAGACTATGAACAACGACTTGGTTAAGATTGATGCTCTTATGAGTTATGCATTTGGTGTGAAACCTAACATTGATAGAATTGCTGCGAATGAAGGTAAAGAAGATGCCAGACGCGATTAGGAGTTCTAGTTGGAAGCACTAACAGACGCAATTAATCAGTATGGATTCCCTGTAATAGCTGCTGTAGGCCTTGGGTACTTTGTTTTCTTTATATGGAAATGGGTAACAGAAGTTATAGACCCTATCATTGGGCAGACAATGGGTACGCTTATTGCATTAGTTGATCGTATACGCATGTTAGATAACGATTTAATTCGTTTGAATACAAAATTATCAATGTTGTTAGAACATTATGATAAGACAGGTAAGCCAATTGATGGTGACGTAGAAGATATTTTGCAAAGGTATGGATCAAGACATGAAGAAATTGGAAAAAATAGGAGTACTACTCCTAGTAACAATACTACCGATAACTAGCACTGCTAGTGATTTGGTTCACTCATTTGGCAATCCATCCTTTAGTGGGATAGGACAATCACAACACTTTCTTTCTATCGCTCAGATAGAACATAATCGAAAAGAACAAATAAAAGATGACAAAGAATCGGCTGCTAGACAAGCTGAAAGAGATGAAGACAACAAAACAATTAACAAATTTATTGCCAACGTAGAATCTCGTATTTACGCTCAGATTTCCAAGAATCTTGTCGATGGTATGTTTGAGGAAGATGGCGCTCTTAGTGGTACTGCCGAATTAGAAGGTGCGACTATCTATTGGGTGAAAGATGTAAGCGCTGGTACAATCACTGTACAAATCACAGAAGCAGATGGTTCATTTACAGAGTTAGTTGTGCCACTTACAGGTTTTGGATTTTAAATGGAACATTACTTGATTGGTTTGATTCTTGCATGTATGTTAGGAGGTTGTTCATCTTTAACTAAAGACAAACTTGAAGTTCAAACACAAGAACCCACTAAATTCGTTTCTGGAGTACAGGAAAGATTAGAAAATCTTCCACTGTTAGACGCTCCACCGATGACTATTGCGGTGTATTCTTTCGTGGACAAGACAGGACAAAGGAAACCTAGTGAAAGGTTTTCACAACTATCAACTGCCGTAACTCAAGGAGCAGACTCTTGGGTTATTGATGCACTGCAAAATGCAGGCAAAGGTGATTGGTTTATAGTTATAGAAAGAGCCGGACTTAATCACCTAGTTAAAGAAAGACAACTAGCAAAGTCCACTTATGCACAATATGATAAGAGTGATAAAAAACCAGAACTTAAGCCCTTGAAGTTGGCTGGTTTGATTTTGGAAGGTGGTATTGTTAGTTATGATACTAACCTTGTTAGTGGTGGTACTGGACTACGTTACTTTGGAGTAGGTGGTGATACCTCATATAGAACAGATCAGGTGACTGTTTCTATGAGACTTGTTTCGGTTAACTCTGGTAAAGTTCTTTTGACTTCCAATGTTACTAAAACAATTGCCAGCATTAAGGATGATTTAAATGTCTTTAGGTTCTTTGAAATGGGAACTGCGGCGTTTGAGATGGAGAGTGGTTCGGCTGCCAATGAACCAACATCTGTTGCAGTTAAGGCTGCTATCGACCAAGCAGTTATTGATATGATAAAAAAGGGTGAACAGAAAGGACTGTGGAAGTATGAACAGACAGACCTTTATATAGAGGAGAAGTAATGACCAATAAAACAATAGGGTTACTTTTTATTATGATTGGTTTAAACATAGCGACATTCACTCTGGCGAACGACATTTATATTACTCAGATAGGTGATAACCTAGACTTAGATATAACACAAGATGGTACTAATAACAAAGTGGGAAATTCAACCACTAGTACATCTATTAACGGCGATGGCATGAATTTTGACATCACCCAAACTGGCAATTTAAACACGATTGTAGCTGACATAAACGGAGTTAACTACACGGGTACTTGGGTGTTTACAGGTTCTAGTAACACAGTGGACTTAGATTGTAGTTCTTCTGCTGCAGGCGACTGTGATGATGTCACACTAAATATAACAGCTACTGGTGATGATAACGTCTTCACTTTTGATGTGGGTGAGGCGCACGATGGTTCTAATACTGTTGCTAACTTCACAATCACAGGAGATCACAGTATTATCAACTCTACTATAAATGGAAAGAGTGCAGAGTTAACTGTGATTATAAACAACAGCTCATCTCTTGCAACAACGTCTACTGCCTCAGATGAGGGTGTTGCATTCACATCAGTTCAAACAGGTAATGGAGATTCTGCTGGACACAGCGCAGTTGTTTCTATAACAGGTGGTGGTGGTACTATGGATATAAACCAAAGTGGAATAAATGATCAAAAGGTGAACATTGGAATTACGGGCAATAGCTTTGACGTTGATATCACGCAGTCTGACTAGTATATTTCTTGTTGTAGTAACAACCTCTGCATATGCAAATATTGGACAAGTTATAATCCAATCTGGCGAAACAAATATTGAACGTGGTAAGGGTGAATTCGAATCTATTGATAAGGGATTTGAAATGAAGTCGATGGATACAGTTCGTACTAAAAATGGACGGACTGCCATTGAGTTTATAGATGATACTAGGGTTGATGTGACAGAGAACTCTAAGTTAATAATAGATGACTTTGTATACGACCCTAATACAAAGACAGGTTCGTTATCACTGAAGGCCTCGTTTGGTACAGTAAGATATGCATCTGGACAGATAGCAAAGAATAGTAGACAGAATATAAAAATTAGAACTCCTACCGCTGTTGTTGGTGTTAGGGGTACTGACTTTTCTATGACAATAGATGAGTTGGGGAGTAGTACTATTGTACTTCTACCATCGTGCAATACTAATGGTAATTGTGTTGTAGGAGAAATCACAGTATCATCTGAAGTTGGGATGGTGATTATGAACCAAGCGTTTCAGGCGACTGTTGTTCCTAGCCCATACACTGAACCATCAAGGCCAGTAATACTTGAATTAGATGAGAATAGTATACTTAACTTATTGGTTAGAAGAGTACCCACAGAATTAGATGAGAGTGTTGAAGAGGCTAGGGTTAAGAAACTTGCAAACTTCTTGGGTATAGACTTCCTACAGTTTGACGCTTTTAAGACAAATGAACTGTTAGGTGTCGAAAACTCGACATGGGCTACAGAGTTAGACATGGATTTCCTCTCTAGTGATTTGTTACCAAACATTCTAGATATTCTTAATGAACAGTTGACGTTACAGATGAGAAGTGAATTTGATAAGAAGAAAGATGGTATGCAGTTGGGTAAGAATCCAGACACGGGAGTTGAAATATATGACTACGGCTCTAACTGGAGATTTAAAAGAGATGGTAATGGTAACATATTTCAAGCAGATTTGAGCAAGAACTATACATACAGAATTAATTTAAAACAAGACGAAATTGAACTGTATGATATTCCTATAGGAGAAGGTGGTAGTAATGAAATTAATATTATTCAAGTTAGGTAGTTATTATATAATCCAAGTGGCTATAGTGATACTAGTACTGACACAGATAAGTGCAGCGAATGAGTTGTATATAAATCAAGTTGGTAATAACTTAAATTTAACAGTCATACAAGACGGCACTGATAACAAGATTATAGGTATTAATGTCACCCCTATTACGGGTAATGATAATACAATATCAATGACTCAACAGGGCAACCATATGGATGTTGAGGGACTTGTAGTTGGTAATAATAATACTTTAACCTCATATCAAGGTGGTGATGCTGATACGAGTTTTATAAGAAGTAGTGTTGTCGGTAATAGTAATACAATGAACTTGCTACAAGGAAAAAAGTTAGACGGAAGTGTTGACAATAACGACAGTGGAAACCATGAACAGTATATAACAATAATTGGTGATAGTAACAGTGTTAATACTGCACAGGCCAATAGTAATGGTGCAAATTCTGGACATCACATGGCACATATTATAACAGGTAATTCTAACACACTATCTCACTTACAGTATGCAAATGGTAAGAAACGAGGATTCGTTGAAATCACAGGTGATAACAATGGTGTTACTCTTGAACAAAGAAATGTATCTACACACTTTGCAGACATTGTACTTACAGGAGATGCCAATAGTGTAACCAGTGTTCAGCGAGGTGGTATGAGTGGCGCACACAGTCTCTCACTGGATTTGACTAATAATGGTGGTGCATACACAGTCAATACATCTCAAGATGGTTCTACTTCAAAAACCTACTCTTTAACAGGGTCGTGTGCGACTTCTGGTGGTTGTGCGGTGAGTGTTTTACAGCAGTAAAGCCATTCTAAATACCTTATATCCCTATATAGTCATGCTATTTAAGGAGATTTAAACATGCTAGCAGAACTAATGATCGCCAACGCGGCATTCAAGGTAATAAAGACTACAATATCGAATGGCAAAGATATTGCTAGTGCAGGAGCAGCAATAACAAAATATTTCGGTGCAGAAAAGGCAATTAACAAACAAGTTAAAGCTGGCACTGGTAATGTTATGGAAGCATTTCAGGCTCAGGAACAACTAAAGAAAAACGAAGAAACCTTAAAGTTTATGCTCAACAAGCAAAGATTGATGGGCTATGTTGATTTCTGTAAATTTAGGGATGACTACAACAAGGGTATCAAAATACGGGCTACTAAGCGAAAGAAGGCTAATGCAGCAGCCTCTAAAGAAATGGACAATACCTTGACAATTGCAATATCTGTTTTACTTGTTATGATAATAGCAGTTGCAGGCGGTGTTATATGGGTGGCAAAAGCCAAAGGTATGATATGATTGAACGAGCGACAGCTTGGAAAATCATTAAAGAAGAAGAAATATACGAGTGTCTGGCTTGTGGTAAAATGTACACAGAAGATTCCATGTATGCACACGAAAAGGTATGTGACAAGATAGAAGAGTATCTTGCATGGAAAGAGACACAGGAATGAAATGGATTACTCATTGGGCAACTGCCCTAATCACCCTCACGATTATATCCTACATTGGTTGGAGTGACCCCTTTGTTAAGGAAACACTACGTCTAAAGTCTTTCGACTTAATTCAACAATACGACACCCCAACAGTATCGTCAGACATTGCAATACTTGAGATAGATGAGAAGTCTATTGAGAAGTATGGACAGTGGCCTTGGAAGAGAACTGACATTGCAAATATCATTTGGAACCTAAGAGATGCTGGTGCTGGAATAATCATTCTACCAATCTTGTTTTCGGAACAGGATAGACTAGGTGGTGACATGGACTTGGCACAGGCAATTGCCGGCAATGGTGTTGTCATTGCACAAACAGGTACATCCCAAATAAACAAGAACGCAGTTCCAAGAGGAGTTGCGAAGATAGGAAACCCTATTCCTTGGTTATTTGAATGGGATGGTATGCTGGGGCCAATCGAACTGTTAGGAATGAACGCAGATGGTGTTGGTGTAATATCAACAGTTCCAGAGATAGACGGAGTTGTAAGACGTTTACCGCTTTTAATGAGGGTAGGAGAGGACGTATTCCCATCTATTGCAATGGAAACAATTCGTGTTGCAACAGGCGACCCCTCATATCAAGTTAAGACACAAGAGGGTGGTATCACTGCAATGCGTGTACCATCATACCCTACCATCAAGACAGACGCATTTGGTAGAATCTGGTTAAGGTACAACAAAGAATTCCCTACACTGAGTGCAAGTACGAGTGACTACACATCTCTAGAAGGTAAGATAGTTATTATCGGTGCAACTGCTGAAGGCCTCAGTGGTGTCATTGCAACACCAAAAGGTGAACAATACTCTTACATTCCAGTTGCAGTATCCTTACAGACAATCCTAAATGGGGAGACTCTAGTTAGATTTGCAGAGTCCACATTCTTAGAGTGGGTTGCCGCACTGATGTTTGGACTACTTCTTGTACTACTAGCTACCAGAGCTCCATACTGGCTATCAGGTATTATGATTATTGCAATTCCAGTGGGTTCTGTGTATGGTGCGTTCTATTACTTTATGAACCATCTCTGGTTGATTGATTGGAGTTGGATTGTTATAGTAACAACCTTAGTGGGATTCCATGCAATATTCAACAGGTTCACAAAAGAATTCTTTGAGAAACAAGCAATCAAGAAACAGTTCGCTGGGTATGCATCTCCTACAGTGGTGAAGATGTTACAGGAGAATCCTTCTCTAATTAAGGATGGTATTAAGAGAGAAGTATCCATCTGTTTCTCAGACTTACGAGGGTTCACTCCATTAGGTGAATCATTTGGTGATGATGTTAAGGGGTTAACAGAGATAATGAATGGTTACATGGATGCCATCACACAACCTATACTAGACGCAGACGGAATGGTAATCAAGTATATCGGTGACGCATCTATGCATATACACAACGCCCCAATAGAAGACCTTAATCATCCAAAGACTGCCGTTCAGTGTGGTTTGGATATGTTAAAAGCAGTGGAGGTATTCAATGAAAGAATTGTATCCGAAGGGCGACCAGCAGTTGGTATGGGGGCTGGTATTAATACTGGTGTTGGTTATATTGGAGAGATGGGATCAACCGCACGACATTCATATGACATTCTTGGAGACTCTGTTAGTACCGCTGCAAGAATAGAATCAAAGTGTAAGGAATATGGGTGTGTCTTACTGGTAGGTGAAAATACATACAACGCTACCAAAGACAACTTCTTTTACCTTAAAGTGGATGACCTTGCGGTTAAGGGTAAGACTGTGGGTATTAGAATATACACTGTAATAGATACTCACTGTGACGTAAAATCACAAACGAGACACAAGTATATGCATGAGAGTTACACCACCCAAAACTTCTCAACAGCCATAGTAAGCTGTCAGAAGTTAAAGGGTGAGTTTGGTGGACAATTGGACAAGTATTATGACATGTGGATAGAACGATGTGAATACATGTTAAAGCAAGACTTACCTAGTGATTGGAATGGTGTATTCATTGCAACCACTAAGTAATTAGAACCAGTTCATTGGGTTAAACATATTATCTTCTTTTATTACCACAGGCATTGCCAAAGGCTTGTTGATAGTAGTTATCGAAGTCCTATTTTGAGCACCTTGCATAAACATAAATGGTGCAGCTGCCGCACTAGTTTTATTCATCATAGCCTGTTCATTCAAGGCCTTAGTCACCGCTGTGGCTACTAGAGTCTTAACATCTGATCTAGATACAAAATTCTTCGGGTCAAACTTTACCTCAGCATCATCACCACCAAACCATCCACCTGATAGTATGTTTGTTATCTTACCAACAGAAGGTAACATTTCTTTGATTTTTTCCCATGTTGGGAACAAGTCTGTAATACTTTTCCATATATCTTTAATCTTCCCAAAGTACGCACCAGCTAAACCTGCAACTCCCTTTGAAACACTTGCGAAACTAAAGGAACCATCTTCTTCACCAAATATACTAGTAAATCCTGCTGTAAGACTATTGCCCATTGCAGTCAAACTTGCCTTAGCTTCATCAAAGGTGGGTATTGGAAGACCTATTGCAGTTGCTAACCCTGTACCAAAGTTCAGAACTGATGCAGACGCTTCTGCAAACGTAGGAATTTCTATACTGGCAATTTTAGTAGACATTGAAGAACCAAATGCAAGTACACTATCCTTTGCAGACTGAAATGTCTGAGTTACACCAAGCTCAGTAAGTTTAGCACCTACCGAGTCACTTAGTCCACCAATACTAGTAGCAATGTTTGTCATACCACTAGAAATAGTCTCTTGATCTACAAGTCCAAATGTCAATCCAGACAACACACCAGCAGTCGCCTCTCTGGCAATAGACATCCCAGTGGAATTTTCTTTCTCTGCTTCTTTCATACCAGCAGTAAAACCATCCCAAAGACCACTTATAGCAGTAACCGCAAGTCCAACGACAGGAAGAAATTTTAAACCTTTAAGGGCTGCACCAGCAACTCTCGCCAATCCAGTTTTCTTTTTTGGAAGTGCAGTGAATCTGCCGCCTGGGCCTCTTCCAACTGTTGGAACTCCTTTCTTGGGCCCACCAAAGATTAACTTCTTTAGTACGGGCAACCCAGTTGCGGCAAGTAATGATGCACCTAAACCAGCAACGGCAGTCATAATAGTCTTTCCTAGACTTGCTAGGGATGAAAGGAAACCACCACCTTTCTTCTTCTCACCCGATTCGGCCGCTTCGCTTAGTCCAACAAGTTGACGTAATAAACCAGTTTGAGTCTGTTGTTCTGATAATGTATCATCTGCTTGATCTCTTGCTTCACCAGCAATCTCAGCTGCTTTTGCCCCAGATGGCCCCTTTTTGGAGTCTTTATTCATCGCCAGTTTCAAATCTTTGTTTGCATTTTTGCCCAAATCTCCAGCTTCTAATCCCATTTTTTCTACAGATTCAATAAGGTCTTTATTGAACTTCGCTGTTTGCTCCTTTAGGTTTGCTGCCTTTTGAAACTTCAGAAGTTCCTTCTGAGGAATACCCAAGTTTTTAGCAAGTGCTTTATTTGCCTGTTTTAATTCCTTGGCCTGTTTCTGTCCTTCAGTACGAAACAACTTTTGATAGACTTTAGCGCCAGGCAGTTTACCAAGCGCAAATTTAAGTCCTTCACCAGATGCACTTATCCCTTTTCCTATAGTATTGAAACCCTGCTTAGCAACATTAGCATTATCATTCATAGCTTGCTCGAGTGACGCATTCGACTTAGCTATGTCAAGGGCTATTTGTGAAAAACTGTTTTCTAACTTGGCCATTTGTTATTTCCTATTTCTTCTTGGTGTACGCTTGAGTACCAAAGAATGCAGCAACAATTGCGGCGACTGAAACGAAGTATACACTTGCCATACTTCCTAGTACTTTGCCTGCTTCACCGAGTCCTAACCAATATGCAAGTACAACTGCAAAAGGATATAACAACATACCCCATAATGCAAACCATGCCATTTGTCTCTGTGCATCACGCATTGCATCACCATCTTCAAGTTCTTTGCGCTTGAATTCCATGTGTAATGCATGTTCTTCTTCTGATACTGTACCATCACCATTACTATCTGCTGGGTGGTGTCCTAAAAACTGCTTTTCATCTGACATTCCATTCTCCTATCTGTTCATTGACTCATGGCGAGTCCTCATTGCTTCGTCTTCTAAGTGTTGTGTTAAAAGAGCGATATAAATCTCCCTCTCCCATGGCAACATACTTTCAAGTTCAGATAAAGAATAACTATGCTGGTGCATGAGTGTAAAATTCAGTCTAAAATAGTTCTCAAGAGTATTATGAGAGAGGGCTATTAGAAAAAATTCTGCATACCCTCAATCACAATTTCATTCACTACCCCAGTGTTTGGGTTCTTTACCTTAACTAAATGTTTTACCTTGGGCATAGTATCAAAGAACTCTTGAACCTTTTCAAATTGGCTATGTGATAATGAGTCAATAAACTCATCTAGTTCCTTTGCATCCATGTCACTCTTTGCATAAACATTTTCTTCGTCATGTATCTGTGATATACAATCCTTAACGATTGCAAATCCTGCTTCACCTTCTGATAAATCAGTTACCTTAGCGATAGAGTCAACGCGAGGATATTCTAATGTTAACCCTACAGTATCGGTTAATTTAATTTCAGCGTTATGTGATACATCTCGTACACACTCAACTTCATCTAAATTAATCTCTACATCTACTTGTGTCTCTCCATCATCTGGCATCAACAACTTAACTGTTGCAACCTCACCAATTGACTTAGAACGCAGTTTAATAAAAACATATTCAATGTCAAAGAATGGTAGTGTATTGGGTTTTAACTCTCCAAACGTACAATTCTCTATAATCTGTTCTACTGCCCGCAACATGTCAGAGTCTTCACCTGTTGATTGTGCAATTAGTAGTATCTTTTCTTCTTTTACTAAGAAGGGTCTATATTCAATCGTTTTCCCTGTCGAGGGTAGTATCAATTCATACTTAGCCGTGGCCAGTTTTGGTAATGCCATTATTATCTCCTGTTACATAATGTTAATATTATTTAGGTTACTTACGAAAAGTCTCTTATTGCGTTAGAAAGTCCACCTGTCAAAAATTGTAACGGGTTGCTTGTAAAATTTCTCACACTATTCATTGTGTTTATGATCTGTTGGCCTTCGGGGGGTATACCAATTCCAAATAAATTCTGCAACCTGTAAAGAGGATCTGTTTCACTAAATCTAAGTCCTGTTTCGCTTTGTGCATTACCATTCAAACCAGCATCTATCCAAGTTGCACTTTTTGTGCCCTGATAGTTAAATCCAAGAGGTGTCCAGTTTTTAAATGCCATCTGCACTGTTACTGTCAAGAAAGAGTTTCCAGATTCCATACTGTATTCGATGGGCCCGACTGACTTAGGGAATACTTCATGTACGCGAATGGCAGATGCAGTATTGTCATTCTGATCTAACTGAGAAATATCCATTTCACCAATGTAATCTTTATAGTAGCTTAAATCGTAGGATGCAGGGTCTACTATTCTATCTTGCCATTTGTTAAAGAATTCTCTTACTCTATGATCTGTATCAAGAATGTAAGTTACTGAAAGTTCTTCTGCATAACTAATACCATTTGCCATTTCGTAACTTGGGCCATACGTATTTTCGTTTGGAGTAGTAGTGATATTCTTGCCAGGCATCGTGACACTTTGTACACGCAGTTCCAGTTCAGGCCCAGCAACATTAGTAGAATACAGACCTCTATTATATTCGATTGGTTTCAAATATTTCTCACCATCGGCACCAAAGGTAAATATGGGGGGAGTTATTCTAACACTAAAAAGATTAGGCCTTGATACATTTTTACTAAATGTACTCATAAAGGAATTAATAGGACTACTTTGTTCTGTTTTTGATGGGGGTCTTTCTGACATTATCGGTTCATCCTTCTTGAGTCTGAATAAACTTTGCCGGTAGTTGCACCGACAAACTTCTGTACTGGTAGTAGTACTGCTGTCATCATTTCATCTGCATCAATCACTCTGAATGGTGATTTTACATGATCAAATAGATATCTTTTTACTGTTGGTTTGACTAATGGATTTCTTTTAACTCTATTCCAAGTCAGACGTATTTTTGTCTTATCATTCATATTATTATCTGTTGCATATTCTGATATTACATTGAGCAGTTTAACTCTCATAGGAATGGATAGGTAGTGGAAGTTTAATCCAATGAATCCTCCTTCTGCAACCTCAATAGGCATGATAAGAGGGAACCTGTCATAGTATGGTAAAGTCGCCTTATGTTTTGGATCATATCCAAAGAAGTTCATTTTACCAAACATGGGTGCTTGCCGCACCTTTCCCTCACGGATTAACTGCTGTGGAGGTGGAGTACCGAGATCACGAATCTGATCTCTGAACCATCTTACTGAGCGTTCGTTCCCACCACTACGTTCTAATATTGTATCAAAGTATGTCATACTTCTATTTATACAGACTAACCCACATGGTCTTCAGTAAGTATCTTAAATTCCATTCCTCTGTCGGTACACCACTCAATTGCAGCTTTCCATTTTGCTTCATTAACACCCCATGTACGAACTTCAGTAATATATCGTCTGGTTCTACGTTTTGGAGTTTTGGGAGGGCCGCATTGTATCTTAGGTTTAACTTCGATAATCATCTTTTTGATGGTTTTATCTCTCTGTCTAACCTTTATGTAAAAGTCTGGAAAGTATCGGTGCATCCGTCCATCTAAGGGGGATGTGTATGGTATAATAACCTCTTCACTACCCCATTCTAGTATTGCACTGGTGTTATCACAATACACCATAAATCTACGTTCCCATAAAGAACGATACACAATCTTTCTTACATCTCCTCTATACTTTGTTATGTTACTAGGGAGAAATTTTCCACTGTATGCCATGCTAAACCTTATAAATACTTTTATGAAACAATATAGGAGTATTTAGACATGCATGTAAGAGGTCATACTGCGCGAGGTGCTGGAAGTTTGAATAGATTTAAAAACCAAGGAGAATTGGTTTATGGTTTGGATAGTGGCGCAAACCAGAACCATTTCATTCGGTTTACTGCAATGATTCATTCTAAAGCAACTGTTGCATTGGCT